CACGTGTGTGGCGCCGGTAATATTACCACCCTTTCTAAGGCCCCAGAAGGAGTGCATGCTATGTCACGAGAAAGATCTTCGACGCAGAATGGTGAACAATCATCATTTTGGGCATTGACAGGTGATACCTGCTACCCCATTACGCACACCAGTGCGTATTGCGCTGTGAGGTCTGACTCTATTACAGACGAGCTCACGTCGCCGTATTCGAATCCTTTACCTGTTAACCCGTGCCTGCATACCAAGCAGGAGACGAGTTACGTCTGCGGGAGCAACTGGTTTCATGGCAACTTTTCCAATCTTCCAAATCATTGGAGGAAAGTTGAAGTTCGCTATAGACTCGGAAGCCCCAATGGCGTTGCAAACAGGGAGGATTTGGTTAATTGGCCGACCCTCGTCGCTGGACTAGCGGATCAAGTCAACGGACTCATTGGAACGAAGACCCAACTTGCGGTCACGTTCCGTGAACTCCACAAGACTTGGAGAATGATCAGAAATCCATTCTCCCTTTTAAGAAAAGATTGGCGCCATATCGTGGGCAAAAGTCCCGCAAGGGAACTAGCCAGACGCGGCGCCAATATTTGGCTTGAGCGCACATATGGCTGGAAACCCCTGTTTAAGGATCTGCAGAACTTTTCTGAGTCTGCAGCTAATTTTACGAGGTCTCTAGAGCCATTAACGCCAACCAAAGGATCCCGGCATTGTAGCAACAGAGCTACTTATACCGATGCCCAATTTCCTCCTTCCATCAGTGATGGTGAGTGGAACTCCGCCGCTTCAAGCTTTAAAGCTGCGCCTTGGTCTCAAATGTACCTTGGCGCGCTACCCTATCATCGCTTCGTTTATGATGCGATGGTGGTAAAGGCCTGTGTCGGCTGTAGGGACAATGGTGATCCTAATCGCCATGTTTCACGAGTCCGCCGATTCCTCAGTAATTGGGGAATCGATCCCGCAAGGGATTTACTACCTACGCTTTGGGAGCTTACACCTTATTCTTTTGTTGTTGATTGGTTTATCAACAGCCAAGGGATTATGGATCAAGCTCGTTTTAACCAAAGCTTGGACACATTACATCAAATTGGAGTACATGGAGTGTGCTATTCGGTGAAAACTGAATATACTTTCCGTGTACAGATGCTGCCTTCCTGGTCCTGGGCATTCCCAGGAGCGGATAGCCTTTATCAGGTATATCCTTATGTAGGCGCTAGTGGTCAAACCAATTCAATATTGAATGGTACGCCTGCTAGCGTTTCCAGGTATGCACGATATGTCGGATTTCCATCCGGACATATGAATGTGTTTAACAACAAGGGTCTTACTCTTTCGAACCTCGCTAGCGCTACGGCACTGTTAGCCCAGCGCTATTTGTGAGGTAAACCAGCCAGATTAACCAACTGGCGCAACTGCCTTAATGGCACTAAGAAGGTACACCATGTCGTCCACTTCACTCGTCCCCCACTATACCGGCTCAACCGTAAAAACCTTTGTCCTCGCTAGCGAAAACGCCAGTGGAGCAAAGTGGTTGGTATCCGGTCGGCCGTTGGCCAACCCCGAAAGCATTGAGCTTGTCCGTAAAGTCGGACAGCCTGGTGCCGCCGGGAACGACCATGTCATACTCAGGCTTGTAAAAGCCGAGACCAACGCCACGTCGCTGAAAATCGCGACGGGTGTCGTTACCCTTGATATTTCTATACCGAGGGACACGGTTGCAGTCACTGCAACCATGATTAACGATATGTTGGGTGCCCTGATCTCTCTTCTCGATGAATGTAGTGACACAACTGCCACTGCATCACGCGCGAAGATCATTGCGTTAATCAGCGGCGCGTCACTCTGACGCGAGCTGTTGCGATGATTCCTTAACGGAGTGCCACCTCGAATGGTGGCACTTGAGATCTTAAACCTTAACAGGAGGCACGTATGAAGAAACGCTATTGGACCGCAATTATTGCGGCTTTGATGGCAATTCTTGCCATTGTCCAGCGTGAGTTGGACCTTGGGGATCAGAGTGAGAAAGCAAGTCTTAAGCAGAGCAATAAGCCCGTTCGATGTATGGTGGATGTCGCGATGAATATTCCAAATTCATCTAGTGATATCCCACCTGATGCCTTCGAAATGATGGCATCGAAACAACATCACGACGTCTTCCTTTCCTTTGAGGAAGACGGATTGGGTTATTATTATGGTGCTTATATTGCCGATGCTATGAGCGACCACCGAGAAAGATGGTCCTCGCTTGCCAGTGTGGAACGCATAAAGAGTTAATTAGGTGTACGCTAGTAAAGGGGTTTCTATGAATAAGAAATTACCCTCGACCGCGCTAGCCTTCATTCTCTGCGTTTTAAAAGATCTAGCATTGCATGATCCTTCAAATAGGAATGCATACAGATCCAGTGCTCGATATCTTGAAAAGAGATATCGATGTGAAGGTGATAAGTTTATCTCTTATTCGCTCCCCTTATTGGGTAAAGCTTGCGAGATAAGCTTGATCACCGGTGAGCGCCTTTCGGTGCCACCGGGCTTCACGAAACACTGGCGATCCGAGCTCCCGAGCGTACTGTACGAGTTATTCGCGCAAGTGTTCGGGAATGACGGTATACCGAAGTGGGTATCAAATTCCACAATTAGGTCAGTTAGCGACGAGGCATTTGCCTTTTGGGCAATTCGCCAAGTTACGCTAGCTTTCTCGAAAGTGGAAGATATCCCACCGATGGTAACTAATGAGGAGGCACTGAAGTCCTTCTCAGAAAGAATCTCACAGGAATGTGAGATAACCGCTCCATCCTGGCTCCTTAACAGAGCTAGACAACTGATTCAATCTGTTGTCATGGATGAGGATCGTTTGGAGGCTTCGCTTGCACAGTGGGAATCGTACCCATTTGGTAGGCACGGCCCCGGAGCTGTTGCAATGAAGGAAAAAGGACTCGATAAATGGAATTTTCACCGTATACCTGGGGGTGAACCTGGACTATTCCAGTTCAGGAGCGCATCCCAGGATGATAACGGCTACATTGAGTATGGGTCCGCCGCCCCTATTGGGGTAGCCCAACCCGTCTCCCGCGCAACATGTGTTCCGAAGGATTTCAGATCCCCGAGAATCATATGTATAGAGCCAAAAGAATTCCAGTTCGCCCAACAGGGCTTATGGGACGTTCTTAGAAGGCTCCTAGAGCGCAATCCATTATCGAGAAGAGCAATTAACTTTGAGCATCAGGAGTATAACGGTCGCCTCTGTAAAAGAAGCGATATCGCTACAATTGATCTCAAGGACGCGTCCGATAGAGTGATGCTTAAGCTCTGTCGGATACTCTTTCCAAAAGAGTTCTTCAAACTAACCACGCGCTATCGGTCTAGAATGATTGATGTAAATCAATCACAGATTAGGCCGAAATGCTTTGCAAGCATGGGTTCAGCATTATGCTTTCCCATTGAGACACTAGTTTTCTGGGCAATAACCCAGGCAGCTATACATCCCAATGATGAGCATTTGCCTATGCGCGTATTTGGTGACGATATTGTCGTTCCACGTGGTTCGGCACCCTACGTTATCAAAATGTTAGAGTCTTGTGGCTTTAAAGTGAACGCACAAAAAACATGCGTTAACTCGCCCATTAGGGAGAGTTGCGGAGCTTATACCTTCGCAGGTACAGACGTCCGTATCACTCGCTTTAAGACTACACAATGTCGGAATCTCCAAGATTGGCTATCCTACTATGAGAATGGTAGGCAGCTGTTAAGGAATTTTCTTCCTAAAGCTGGTGCAGCCATTCTAAGGATCTCCAATGAAAGGTGGCCGGTGCCCTATGGTTACAACGGAATACCGCGTAATCAGAGTGGTACTGACTGTCAATCTCGCTGGAACTCTGATCTCCAGCGTGTCGAGGTCCTTCAGCCCGTGCGCGCAATGCGCACTGGTCGTGGTGTGTTAGCCGGTTTTTCAGGCTTATATGCCTGGTTAGTCGGTAACCAAACCAAACCGTCTGCTTACGGGACCGAAAAGGTTAAAAAGCAGTGGGTCGTTGCCGACACATCCAGTGTCGGAAACTGACAGAAGGA